CAGTCATGCATAGAATATTTCAGTTTCGGAAAGTAGAAAGAACTTATTATCCTGAGTGTTTTGATTTATTTGGAAAACCCGCTAGAAATAAGAGCGTCCATAACGAAATTGGCACGAGTTGGACTCGAGGAGGGGCATATATGAAATTTTATACACTCTTTGGAGATAAGATGGATAAATGGGAACCTCTATTTTCAAAAGAATCCACTAAAGAAAGAGTTTCAGTAAAGTGGAAGTGGAAAAAGCGTGGAAAATTTGTGGTTATTGAAGGAGATATAGAAGGCTTCGATGCTTCCGTCAGTGCAATGTCTTTGGTAATATACATGATGTTTAATTTAATTTATGTGGAAAGAGACGATTCAGATATTACATACCGAATATTTCAGTATTTATTAGAAGCGTGTAGTGAACAATTGGCGGGTAAAACTATTCGATGGTTATATGATTATATGATTATAATGGGATACATGCCTAGTGGATCTTTAGAAACCTCAATGGGAGATACATGGATTATGATGATATTCTATTGGTTAAGTTATCTCTTTTTTGAGATGAGGCAAGCTACGAGAGAAGTCAGGAGAAAGATATGGCGGTTTTTGAAAATTAGATTTATAATAGGCCTATTCTTTGGTGATGACTTTCTGATAGCCTTTCCTTTGGAGCTACTTGATGCTCCTCTGTCGGTCGACCGATTCGCAGAATATTTGTTACGGAATCATAATGTTAGAATGAAGAGTAGAGCGACTCATTTTAGTTTGCTAACTTATCTAAACGTAACTAATAATGAAGTTACTGGATATGCTTATAGAGGACCAGTTTATCTTAAAAGAAGATTTATTGATTCTAGAAACTTCATGTTGAAAGACTGGGAACCGGAGATCGCAGATGTAGTTCCATGGCGGGCACTCCAACAATATCAATGGAGAGCGGGGGTGCCCACAGATCGTACAAACCCTGTTTTTATGAATCTACCGCGTTTATTAGGACTAATTTATGATACATTAGGAGTCGATCCGGTAGCATACCACATGTTGGCATATATGTATAAGGTTACATATCAACTCGGAGTCAAGATGACATCCGAACAATATATCCGAACGAACATGCCTGAATGGGTAGAGAAAGATAAGAAATATTTGCTTAAAATCGGATATGAAATACACGATAAAATAGATTGCCCGACTCGCGGGGAGATGCTTAGATTGAACATTTTTGATAGGGAGTATCACAAGCCGCGATTTCCCACAATCAGATCCTGGCAAGAAAGCATGTTAGATTCAGATTTTGCTTTTTAAAAACACGTCGTTAGACACCGAT